CTTCTAAGGTATGATACACATGTTCACATGCATTATAGTAACGTTGATCTATATAACCAACTGTTTCTAAACACTTTCTAGAATAATATGAAAATGCTCCAACACAATGAGGATATAATGGTAATTTCACTTTACCATAATCAATGATAATACGTGGATTGGGGGAACCCCCCGGCCATGATTTATTCATCATGCCATGTTGGGAAAAGTTTAGATGTTGGATTCCTGTTATTTTAGATGTTTCGATATACTTTCTAAGAACAGAACTCACCTTAACGTAGATATCATCCTCAACTAAAAATAGATGTTGACATCCTTTATCCATTAGATGTTTTAAGAGTTTATTCTTAGATCTACCAACTCCAATATTTTCATCATTTATGATTACATTTAAGCGATACTTACCTTTAATGGTTTTAAAACACCACTCTTTTAAATTGTTGGTGTCTGGTCCGTCAATAACTACCACCAATTCTTTAACTTCATCTGGAACAACTGCAAAAAAACCAAAAGCTTTTTTGAATTGCTCGACTCTTGTTCCGGTGGTGACAATACCAACACCAATGGTTTCTTTCTCTTTAATCATATATTTTCAATTTTAATTCTAAATTTTTCGTAATCTTTATAGGTAGAATAAAACTGGTTCACTTGATTTGGAATGGTTATATCCATAACCTTAGTATCAGTTGATTTATCCCATATACATACTCGCTTGGAGGAGTCCGATACCCCTGAATAAATATGTTTTCTCCAAAAAGACTCACCCCTATCGGTATGTCTACCATCGGACATAATATACTTATATTTATTCAATAAGTAAACTTGATATATTCTGTAAGCCACCGCTGGAAATTTTCTATCGTTAAACACTGACGTTGTTATAACTCCACCATCTGGTTGAATTTCATAAGCCACATAAGCATATACAAAATTGTTGTTTGTCGGAACCGCCCAACAAACAACATCATTTCCATCTTTTTCTTCATATAAGAATAATGGAGGATTCGTATCAAACGTGAACACGTTTTTAAAAGATTCAGGATTTTCAATAATTTCCTTATATTTTAAAGACAATTCATCAAATTCTTTATTATAATAATAATCATCACCATCACCTATGCGTAAAGGTGATTCCGATATTAACTTATAATAAAATCCAGTAAAGGGTTTCATTTTTTAAATTCATTTACAATTTTATTGATTCTATCCTCGTTTTCAACTTCTCGTTCCTGATCTTTAACCATTTGTTCTAAAACTTCCAAGTTATCGGGGTCTAAAATACTATCACCTTCGATTAGATCCCCTTTATAATCGATAAATTCTCCTATAAACATCAATCTATCATCAATAGTAAGAAAACTGTTATCAATACAAATAAAGGCGGGACAGTCATCTTTAGGAAAAAACACATCATATTCCAGATTTTCCATATATTGATCAAATAATCCTTGGAAAATTTGATCGGTTTGTTTGATATATTCCTCATTCACATCTCTTAAATCATCTTTTACTATTTTTATAGCGGGATTATGTTTTATCCAGAAGATAATATCCAAATCTTTCATGGATTCCTTCACAAAGGATATTGTAGCGGCAGTTGTTTGATCACTGATCTTTCCTAATGCATTTCCTTGTAAGGTATATACTAAATTATCTAGTGGGCATCTGTCATATACAGAGTGCTTTATATGAGAATTATCCTTCAATGTCTCCATCATCCAATTGAGAATTATTAATTGGGTTTCATCATTAGTATTGGAGGAATGACTTAAATTATTCTCCTTGATCACATCTCTATATGTTTTCGCTGACGACCAATACATTGACCACCTCTCTTTAAACTTAGATATTAATGTAGTTTTTCCAACCCCTGCTGCTCCAGAAAATGCTATTCTCATAAAATAATATATACCATCTTATTTTAATTTGTCAATTGGATAAATTTGATTAAATAATAATGAATGACAACAAAACGCGCACCTCGTAAGAGGAAAGAGTTGGATATAACTGATGAATTCAAAACAACATACAAAAAGAATTTCGACTGTTCTAGTATAACATTAAAAAAACAATTTCCATTAACCGACAATCAAACGTCATTCTACTATTTGTCTCAGGGAGAGAAGACAAATATGATATTTCTTGATGGTCCTGCTGGTTCTGCAAAGAGTTATCTTGCTGTTTATACTGCTTTAGAATTATTAAAGGATAGAAAAGTAGATAAAATTATATATATTAGAACTGTGATTGAAAGTGCTTCCAGATCAATGGGATATCTCAAAGGAGATGAAAATGAGAAATTTGCAGCTTACACTATGGTTTTAAATGAAAAATGTTTAGAAATAATAGATAAATTAACATTTATGTCATTAACCGAACAAGAATATATAAAGGCAATTCCTGTAAACTTTGCAAGGGGACTCACATTTAACAACTCCCTTGTTATTTTTGATGAGGCTCAAAACGCTACACGATCAGAATTAACAACTATTTTAACCAGATTTGGAAGAAACACGAAATATATAATTTGTGGGGACTCCAAACAAAAGGATATATCTAATTCGGGATTTGAGGAGGTATATAAATTATTTAATACTCCTTTTTCAAGTAAAAACAATATACATTGTCAAAAATTTGACGTATCTGATATCGTTAGATCCCCATTATTGAAACATATCACTCAGGTTTTGAGTGTTTAATTGAAGTTGTTTCCTTTACCCTCCCAAGAGGTTCCACCAAATGGATCAAATGGGTGTCCTTTACTTGAATTTTCCAAGGGAGCGGCATTTGATGTAGTTTCTTGGGCTTCTTTTACACCCTCAACGGCATCTTCTTTAGTTTTTCCAATAGCTGAACGCTCTCCGTCTGTTGCGATATACACATCGCCAAGTTTTTTAGATTTAATCAGATTATCTTCCTTTAATTTACTCTCATTTTTTATGAGAAGTTCGGTATCTGTTTTATCTTCAACCTTTACAGTTTCTTCATTTGGTAAGACTGTTCTTTCCCCAAAATTGGTTTGAAGGATTCTAAAATTTTTATCTGATTGTGTTACTATTGATATATCCATACCAATAATGTATCACTTGATTATAACTTGTCAAGGAGTTTTTACTACTTTGGGCTTATTCATCTTCTGTTTCTTAGATTTAGCCTTTTTAAATGTTGGTGGGGTAACATTACCTATGGATGAAGTGTCTTGTGCTGAAGTTTTAATAATCTTAACATTAGCATCCTTATCAATCAAGAAACTAAGTTGTTTACTAAGATCAGGAATTGGTTTTCCATTTCCATCTTTACCAATAATTCTATAACCAACCGCTACTTTGTTTTTACCTGAACCAACTATTCCAATATTATCATCAATTACATATCCAGCATCCAAAAGAATATCTCCATATTCCTTTTTCAGTCCCCCATATCCAACATCATACCCTCTTCTGGTGGCATCACCAATATCTCTCATACCCGCTTCAAATCTATGTAATGGTTGTGTAATTTCAGGTGCAACATACTCCAAAGCTTTAGCTATGCCCTTGGTCGCACCCATGAAAGCACCAGAACCCATTTTAGCTACTTTACCCATTCCTTTTAAAATAGGGCTTTTTGAAGGTTTGAAAAAATCCCAAAACTTTTCATTTAATAATTCCTGTTGTGATAATTGTTTCATACTTCTATATTCTGTTTGGCCACATCGGAAAGACTTACATCAATTAATGCATCCAATTCTTTTTGTATAAAGTTTTTACCAATTAAAACCTTATGACTGTTTTCTGATCTATTTCCTATGGAAAATGGAATTTGTCTAAAAATCTTATCACCCACTTTCACATTTAGTAAAACTACTGGACGGTCTTCCTTGTTTCCTGCACCTAGATTGATCGTGATATGATCAGAAATAGGTTTCTCCAAGACCACACCATTTTCTGTAGTAAAACGTACCATTTCTCCATCTTGTTGAATATCTTCTCCATGTAATACATTAAATGCTCCATTTCCAGTGTCTAATTTTGCGCGTAATTGTCCAACCCCATCGATATAGATAGTTTCTTCAAGACCTAATATGGTTTTTTCTACGAAATATTGTGTGAAACTTCTCATTCATTAAAGGGAAATATTATCGGATTGTTCAAATCCTGTATTTGCAAAGTCTGTGCCAGCATCAAGTCTGTGCCATATATCGGAAACATAATCGGATG